AGCGAGTTGGAGAACTGATCAGGGTTTTGGCGGAAGCCGAAGTTGAGCGACTGCTCGGTGCGACGACGCTGCTCTTCAAACAGCATCTCTTGGCCGATCAGCATTTCAAGGTCGCGCTGCCCCATGTTCTAGTCCTATTTCTTGTTCATTGCGGCAATGCCGCGCAGGATCTGATCTTCGTCAGGCTCGATGCCCCTGTCCCTAAAGGACTTGATCACCTTCTGGCGATCGCCTGGGCGACCCACATTGCCCACGTCCTTGACCTGGAACAGGCGCATGTTCTCGTAGCTGATGCTGCCATCGCCAAATATGCCGCCCTTTTGCTGCATGCGCACAGGCACTATGAGCAGCAAGGTGTCGAAGATTTTCTCTTTCTCCTTGCGGTCAAGGGGTCGCATGGCGCCTTTTTGCGTGGCGTAGATGATCTCTTGGGCACGCTTCCACAGGTCACCCAGCAACGCCTTCTCCTTGGTGGTCGGATTGTCGACGTTCATACCTGCAAACTTGGCGCGCTGGTGGAGATGATTCTTGTCGATCGTGACCGTCTCAGCAGCCGTGGCCAGGCGGCGCTTTTCTTTGATGGCTTTTTCTACGTTAGCTGCGCCAAGTTCTGGCGTCATTGCCATGATCTCGGGCTCTGTCATTGCAGCCAGTCGCGCTGGGTCGCGGGTGAGCTCAAAGTACTTGGCGTCTTGAGCTTCCTTGATCTTTTCTTTGGACGCCGCGCTGACAACAGGCGGATGAAGTTCATTCTCAATCTGCCCCGTGAGCGTGCGCTGCGCGGTGCCGTCAAGCTGCTTCCACTCGTTCATCTTCCTCACTGCAGCCAGTGCGCTGGTGGGGCTTTTGTGTTTGTTGACTTCTGTCCAGATCTTGCCAAGGCGCTCTCGATCCCGCTCATTAACGCTGAGTTTCCACAGGTTGTATAGGTCTTTGAGTTGCGTTTCGGCTGCCTTGAGCAAGTCAGGTTTGCCAGCCAGCTCAGGATAGAGCTTGGCGTCTTTCAGGTCGTTGACCGCCTGCTCGAGGTCAAACGCGCCGTAGTCGTTCTTAGGCCTGAATTTCGAAAATGCGATGCTCGCTGCCACTCGGGCAATTTGGCCGTTATCGGCAGCCTTGCGCTCGGCCACGCCGGCATCGTGCAATCGCTTGCGCTCGACCAGTTGTTTGATTGCCGCATCGAGCGCTTGCGGATTGTCCTTGTATTTCTTGCGAACCAAATCGGCCATCTTGTCGATCTGAAAGGCCTGACGGTCATTGCCCTGCGGGCCCAGTGGACCCCCGACCAGCTCATCGACGTAGGCCGACACTTGCGCATCAATGCCCACCACGCCCAGCGCCTTAATGGCGGCGCCGGCATCCCTCTTGTTGATCGCATTTCGATGCAGCGCGTAGTATTCTTGCGCGGCCAGCGGCTTTTGTTCTTCAAGAAGTCGATTGATGACCACAGTGTGCATGTCACTGGTCGCGTCCAGCACCATCTGATCGATCGAGTTTTTGCTCATGCCTTGGGCGCTGCCATACAAGCGAGTGGCTTCGACGATGCGTGTCATCGAATCTTGCAGAGCAATCGGATCCGTGTAATTGCGCGCCGCCTTTTCCAGCTCGGTAGCCACCGTGCCCTTGTACACGTCCTCGCGGTAGACCTCGCCTTGCATCTGCTCGTGTCGACGCACCTGCGAGTCGAAGTTGGCACGCATGCGACCGGCCACTACGCTGAACCGTACGCGCTGATCGTCGTTGCCCAGGCTCTTGCTGATCTCGGCCACGAGGGCGTCGTACTTGCGCAGGTACTCATCGGCCAGCGGCGGGTTGTCGCCGCGATCAAAGGCGTCTTTGCCCTTCACCGAGAAGGCGCCGCGCTCGGCGTTCGGGTTGGTCGGGTCGTTGTCGCCATACAGCAGCGTGTTGTCGTCCTTGTTCAGACGATTGACCGCATCTTCCACCCGCAGCGCGTTAGCTTCTTCGCGCGCCTTGGTGATGGTGCGCATCATGTCCTGCACGCCTTCGCGGATACCCGCGCCCGCGTCGGGCATTACCGGGTTGATCGATGGGCTGGGCAGATTGCCAATCGTGGCCTGGGTCTGCTCGTATACAGGTATGCGTGGCATTAGCCCTCCCACCAGCCTTTCTTGATGCCGTGGGCATAGACGTTGCCGCTGCCGGTGAGCAGCGAGCCCACCGCCTGGCCTTCGTAAGCGCGCGCACGCGCTTCGCCTTCAAACTGCTCGGCCGCGCTTTGTGTGCGATACCCCCAAGCAGCTCGCATGGCATTGTTGCGAATAGTCAGCGCGTCGCGCTCGCCCATGGCAGCCGACTGTTGCAGCACGTCACCAAAAGACCCGCTGGCCACCTCAACGCCGGAAGCACCCATGGCCGCGCGCTGCGAGCCCATGAACTGGCGCACCTTCTCGCGCTGCTTCTGCTCTTCGACGGCGCCACGGTCTATCGTGTCTTGCGCCTGATACTCGCGTACTTTGGCGTTGTAATTGGCCAAGTTGCGCGCATCTTGTGCCTGCTGCTCGCTGGCATAGGCACTCATCACCGTACCTGCCACCATCAATGCTGCTTCAATGCCACACATGATTGGCTCTCATATCGAAAAGGTGGAACGGCAAACCGTCAGGGCCGTGTGCCTTGGCCTCGTGTACGGTAAAGCCCAACCACTTCAACCACCCGATCGCCCGCGTGTTGCGCGCATCCACAAAATTCACTAGATAATTGTACAGTTCTGCCATGTGTTCCACATAGGCTTTATTGCGTCGCAGGAAAGCTTTTGCATGGCTGTCGATCTCCTGCGTGCCGATCATCCAGGGCACGCCCACCGATCCCAGCAACGACGCCGGTGCCACACCGAAGATGCACACCGGACGCCCGTCGACCGTGCCGGTCCAGCTCAACGTCGAACAGGCGATCCCGCGCCGCAAAGCGTAGTCCGGGCTCACGCGATTGGCCGCCCATAGCTCGTCTATGTCCGCCTGCCGGATGATGGGCAGCATGGGCGCCACGTGCTCGGGCAGCGCCTCAATAACGGCGTACTCATGCGCCGCCAACGCTCACCTCCGGTATCGCAGCCAAAATGGACAATGGCAGCGGATCGGACTGACGCACAAACACCCGCCCCTGCTTGTTCCAAGTGGCCGGGATCAGGACGTCAGCAATACCGGTGAGCGTGCTGACCGGGTCGTCGTAGTTTTCCTGGGCGCGCTGCTTGTACTCGATGAGATTGTCGGCGTCGCGCCCGGCAAAGATGCCGCGCGACTCTTCCACCAGCAGACGCACGGCCTGAATAATCTTGTTCTTGTCGCGGATGGTTTCCCCCTGCGGCGCGCTGATGTCAAGCGTTTCAAAGTCCGCCTCGATGGGCAAGCCGATATGCACCACGCCGGCTGCCTGGTCAAGCGTGACCGCGCCGCTGGACACCACCTCTTGGGGGGCTACATGACCATCCGCCAGGATGCTGACAGTCTTGCCGTTAAGATGCGACAAACCCGAAAAGCTCTTGCGAGCGTGTGTCCAGCTGGCCGTGGCCACGTTGCGCAGCTCGGTCGCGACATCGCGGTTGATTGACACCGTGACTACAGTGCCGCTGGTGCGAGCCGTGATCAGCAAGCGCAAAATGCGCTCGTCATCGGCAACCAAATGAATTTCGCTGCCCACATCACCCGACACAAAGTAGGTCGCACTGGCTGTCAGCGTAAAGGTGGCTGCGCTGCCATAGGTCCACACGCCGCTAGAGGTCAGCGTCATCGTGGTCGCACTGGTGTTGCGCCCATCGTAGGACAAGCCGCTATCCACAAAGAAGGCATCTTTGATGTCGCTGATAAATCGCGTGCTCATGCGCTCCACGTAGCGCTTGGTGACACCACCGATGGTGCGCTTGACCGCGATGTACAAGGCATCTTCAGTACCTTCCGAGATCACGCACACGCTTTCTACGTCACCGTCGGTGTCGTGACGATGCCATCCCACCACCTGCTGCTCGCGCATGTAGGTCATGGATAGCAGCACGCCGTCATTGCGCACACACCACAAGCACGTAAATGGCACCTGCTGATAGGCCCACTCTTCCAGCTGGTAGCCTTGCACCAGGTGCGAGGAAAGCACTGTCAAGTCGTTGCCGGTGAACGAATCGCTGGCAAACTCATAGCCTAGATCGCGCACCGTCGAGCCCTTGTCTTGCAGGTACAGTGCCGTGTTACCGACCACCTGCGGCGGGACAATCGAGCTGCCGCGGTAGCCTTGCTGCTTGATGTTGATGGACGAGGGCGTAATGGTGTCGTTTTCGCTACCGGCCACAATCCACTCACCGCCCGAGGTCAGCAGCACCAGCTTGTCCAAGGTCAGCATGTGCCGAATGGCGTTGACCTGGCGCGATGCAATGGTGAAGGTGACCGAGTCGTCGTCGGCGATTGGGTTGCTCTTCCCAAAATCCACATACGCATTGGTGCGCGACATCCACGCGGTCTGCGGCTGCGCCGGCGTGTTGGCAAAGCACAGGCGCTGCTGGTGAAACGTCACCGTCGCAGGATAGCCTTGCGTGCCGCCCCAGGCTTCAAAGGCCCACTTGTAGGTCGCACCACCGGATCCGACGCTGGCATCAGGAATGCGCAGCTTGACCGTAGCCGACACGCTGGTGCCGCTTGAATACGCTGTGATCTCCGCTACGCCAAAGCCAGGATGTAAAAACTCCCAGTTGACCGCACCGTCACTGGCAATGTCCGCCTCATGCGTCGGGCGCAGCGTGCCCGTGGTGGCCGTCGTGTTGGCCTTGTAGTACTTGCCGTCCGACCTGCGGATGTCGCCCGTGGACACGCTCTTGCCAGCCTCCCAGGGCTGGCCATAGTCTTTCTGCTCAATGAAGAACAGCTGCCCCACGTTGGCTGCAGTAAAAATCGAGCTTGAGGCCGTGAGGGTTACGCTGCCCGTTGATCCGCTGGCATAGACCGTGGTGGTGGTCGTGGTGTTGGTGTCCTGGAATGGGCCTTTGATGTTGGCAAACTCGGCCACCGTCCACGCATCATGCGCGGTGCGACTGATGGTGCGCGGTACGTAGCTGGGATGGCACACGTAGAGCACGTCGGCCGACTGCGTAAAGGTGAGTTGGGGCAAGTCGCTGGCGCTGTAGGGCGTTGCCACGCTAACAGGCGAGCCCGCAGATCCGCCGGAGCTGTACACCACCTGCCCGCCGTCTTTGTAGACGCGCATGGTCTGGTGGCCAAACTCGAGCACATAGGTCTGGGTGGTCGAGAATGCAAACGGAATCAAGCGGTGCCGGTACGTGCTGCTGGCCACCTCGGCCAGAAACGCCGTGCCTGCGCGATTGCGCACGCCACCGTAGGTTTGCACAATGAAATTGCGGCAAGTCTTGAGGCTGGTGCCGTAGCGTGCCAGGTCCACCCGCCCGTAGAGCGAGGGCGAGAGCTCGCCACCGGTGAAGGATGATTGAATGAGGCTGCTGCCCATGATTTACACGCCCCGAATAGCGATGAATTCGGAATCGGCGATCGGCGCCTCGGTGTTCTCCGACAAATTGGCTGCCGCCGCAGCGGATACCACCAAGGTGTAGGCGCCGCGCGCCTGCTCGGCCACCTTGGGCTGCACAGCCAGCGGCATGGCGATCTCGGAGGCCAGCAAGTAAGCCAGCGCGGAGGCAAACATGGGGTCAAACAGCGTCGGATCCTCAACCCGCGCGGTGTATTGCAGTTCGGCTGCGTCCTGGTTGGTGTAGATCACACGCTGGCCGTTGTCATTGGCCACTTCAAAGGGGATGCGCTGGTCATTGCGCGGCGTCGACAGACCCTGCACGACAATCGCGCGGGCACGCAGGCAGTCCGACGGGTAACCGTATTTGAACTCCCAGTTGGTAGGCGCGGTGCCCGCATTGGCAAGCGTCACGCGCTTGTTGGCAAAGCTCCACTGGTAATCGCGCAGTGCGTAATCGCGCATGGGCTCGTAAAACAAACTACACACGCGCGCTTCGTTGCTGGCCTCGGACAGCGATGAAATAAAACTCGACACGCCGATGCGTGCCAAGGCCATGTTGCAGATGGATATGACCGAGGCCGCCATGGTTTAGCCCTGCGGATAAAGTACGGATGCAGGATCTTTCATCTCGCCAGGGGCAAGCTCAAGATCCGTGATTTGAATGTCAACGCTCATCGACTTGCCGTCGTCTTGCGTTTCGTAAGCGCTGGTGCTCTTGACATAGCCCTTGGCCATGACTTCCATCTTGGCGCCCACGTCAGGCAGCGTAGTCATGCCGAGCTTCTCGAGCTCGTCCTTGCCCAGATGCAGGCACAGGCCATACGGATAGCTCGGCTCGTCTGCCTCAACCATGCCAGGCTTTTCTTCGACTTCCGGCTTTGATTTCATGTCGACCATGTCACACTCCGAAAAGCAGGGGCACGAAGGCCCCTGCGGTTTAGATGACTTCGAGTTCCTGCGGTGTCGCCGTCTTGGCCAGCTCGGAGAAAGTCTCAGGCTCTGCGGCTGCCTTGCCCTTTTTTACCGGTTTGGCCTTGGCCACGATCTGCTCGGCTTCCTCAACGCTCACGAACCACTTGCTTTTTGTGCCATCAGGAGCCTCGAAGACCGCGCCAGCGCGACGACGCGCGCCCGCATAAAAGCCGTCAGTGATTGCTTTGACTTTCATGATTGCGCGCTCCTATCAGATGCCGTCGGCGTAGGCTTTCCAGTTGGCCGATGCAGGCGTCAGGAAGGCGTTGATCTTGCCTGCCGTAAACGCTGCGGTGCCAGTGGTCTGCACGATGCCAATGTAGCGCTCGTAGGTGCCGGCCGGAACACGAACACGGAACACAGTCGTGCCCGCGGTCAGGCTGGCCACAGCCACTGCTGGCGAGGTGACAAGCTTTGTGGGCGAGGACAACGAAGAGTTGTCGTCCGTTGCCAGCGAGATTGCCAGGGTGGCAGAGCCGCCCGAAGTCGCAGTGGTATCGACCTGAACCACCAGCTCAAGCTCTTCGCCGTTGCCAATGTCGCGGCCTGCCGCGCCCAGATCGATCACATCGCCAATCACATAGTCACCGGCTGCACCGGTGTTGAGTGCCGTGGCGTCGGCAAACTCAGTACGCTCGTCGAGAATCATGATGCTTTCCTTTCTTTCAAGTGAGCCGATTAGATGCCGGACTCGGTGTTGGTGATGGCGTCGCAGCGGCGCACAGGAATGCCGTCAAACATCGTGACGTGCTTGCCACCTACTTGCTCAATGGTGAGCGTGGAAGCAGCCACTTTGTTGGCGATCTGACGACGCAGGAACGAACGCACGGTGCGGTTCATGTAGAACGCAGGACGGCCCAGGGACAGCGATGGGATCAGCTCCACAGCTTGGGTCATCAGGTCGATCAGGTCAGGACCCGACGCGGCGTTCTTAACCAGATCTTCCTGGTCGATGTTGATGCGAACCACGTAGCGCCAGTCACGAACCGACAGGCCGCAGTCCCAGCGATAGTGCGTGCGGTACGCTTCCATGCGACCACCGTTGCCATCGACGTTCTCGATAGTGACTTGGCCTTTGTCGTTCATGTCCAAGCCAGCTTTCGAGCCCTTGGGATAGATGCCGTGGACCGTGTTCGGACCCCAGACCACCAGCCAGATCGACGTGTTGTCGGTGCTGTCAGGCGTTGCTGCGCTGGTTAAGATGTTGTCGCCATTGGCTGCAGCCTGGTCGTTAAAGCGTGCGCCAAAGCCGGTGAAGGCCTCGGGCTCAGTGGCTTCAGAACCGTAGAACAGCGTGCCGGCAAACTCCTGATTCATGCCTTCGATGTGCGCGCGATCTTCCGAGAGGCGGAAGGCTGCGGTGTTGCCGTTCAAATCGGCCAGCGCCTTGTCGACTTCTGCGTAGGCTTCCATCATGCCGCACGCATCAGTGACCTGCACAGTGGTCGATTTGGTAGGCTGCACGCCGCCGTAGAGCTTACGCCACGTCGGAGCAGGCAGACCGGAGCGAATCGTGGTGCGGTGGCCAGTGGGCAGGTTGCCCTCAAGCCAGACCATGTCGTCCAGGATTTCGTTGGTTTGAGACAGGATCTCTGCGATCGTGTCGACTTTACCCTGGGGTTCCAGACGCTTGGTGACGTCCAGCAGGGTTGGGTGGGTAGATGCCAAGAGTGCCATTTAAACTTCCTTTCATTTCATGTTGGGGAACATACGCTTGCTTTGGTCAGCCTCTGCGCCTGCGGCGTTGCCGCCGACATGCGTGTCCTCTGCCATCGCTTTGCCAATGCGCGCAAACACTCGCACAAGCTCCGGGTGGTTTCCCATGCCGTATGAGTCGAGCGCTGATTTGAGCTCCAACGTCCCGAACTTGTTGATCGCGTTTTGAGCGTGCTTCACGCTGGGCGTGAAGGCGTCGCCACCGATCTCCTTGTCCGCTTTCATGTCGGATACCCACTTTTCAATCGTCTGGTTCCAGCTCTCCTGCTGCTGCTGCACGGTTTTCTGCATCCGGTTGGCATACAGGCTTGCCAGTTTCTGCGCCTGGTCGTTCGTCAGACTGAGCTCTCGCGCAATCGGATCGAACTCGGCCAGCGCATCCTGGTCAAGTGTCATGCCCTCGGGCAATTGAAACTCGTACTTTTCCGGCGGACCTTCGGGTTTCGCATCCTTGTCATCGGTCTGCTTGTCGCCCGTGTCACCGGTGCCTGCGTCAGTGTTGTCACCAGCCGCTTGATCCGGTTTCGCCTGTGCCGCGTCGCCCGTCGGCGGCGTGGTCAGTACGGAACCAGCACCAGCTGCGTCGCCACCTTGTGCCGTGTTTGCGGTGTTGTCCTGCACGGCGTTGGTATCTGCGTCAGCCATTGGTTCTTTCATCCTCTTTGGATTCGTGCATCATCACGACGTACTGGTCGGCGCAAGCCGCCATCACGTCACCTATCACCATGAGGCCCATGTTGCGCATGCCCTCATTAAAAAACGTCGCACTGTTTCCCGTGAATGATGTGCGAAACACACCAGCACGGTCGAGCAAACGCCACACAAAGCGGCGCCCTTCGCGGGTCGACATGATCTTCTTGATGTCAGCGAGCTCGATGTCCCGCAGGCGCTCGTCCTTGCGCTTGCGGTCCTTGACCTGCGACTCTTCGGCCGCGTTGAATGACTTGTCTTTCTCGCTCATGCCAGTGCACCGCGCAGGTTGTTGATCATGTTGGTCAGCGCATTCTCATCGGTGACCTGCGTCTCCGAGAGCGTCTTGGCGCTCTGCGCACCTTGCTGCGCCATCTGCATGGCCATGGCAGCGTTTTGCTGCTGCGCGCGCTGCGCACGAGTGGCGGCCACTTCCTTGTTATCCTTGATGATCGACGGTGGCACGCCCAGCATGGTGCTGTACTCATCGAGCGCCTGGTCGAAGTCCAGCTTGTCGAGCACCTGCGGGTTGGCCTGCGCCATCTGGCCGGCAAACTGCATGGTGCGCTCGATGGACGATATGCCTACCATCTTCATGGCCCGCGCCATCACGCTGATGTACTCGACCGACAGGTCCATGCCCTGCAGCTCTTTAGGCGGTGGCGGCACCATGCCGACCTTGATCATGATGTTGAAGGCGCGATCGATCAGCGGGTCGAGCAGCTCGTCGTTTAAGCGCTCCAGCACCGGCCCCAGCATCAAGAGCTTCTCTTCATGGCGCTCTTGGATCTCACGCGCCGTGATGTTGGAGCGCTGATCGTTGGCGATCATCAAGAACAGATCCTCGAAGAAGGCGCGACGGATGCGGCCTTGGTTTTCTTGGATGTCGAGCACCAGCTCTTGGATGCGCGGATTGATCTGGTAAGCGGGCGCGAATCCCTGGCCGCCTTGCTGCACATCGACATAGGTCACATCGCCTGGCAGCAGGCTGGCGCGCTGGTTGCGCAGTGAGCTCGGCGCCGTCATGGGCGGGTTGACCAGCTTGTCGATGGCCTGCGCCTTGCGCCGCTGCTCGAGCTGCAGCGCCTTGATGTCGCCCAACGCATCCATCGCAGGCGAGTGACCGTAGATGTCCTCGCCGGTCAGCGCCCAGCGCGGGGCCATGAGCGGGAAATCATCGAAGCCCGACTCGCGCAGCAGACGGTCCTTGTTGTCGCCCAGCTCGTAGTACACCGAGCAGAAGCGCTTGTACTTCGATGCCGGCCGGCGCTCGTCGAACTCGTCATTGGGCTCGACCACATGCACGACGTCGATCCAGGCGTCCTTGTTGCCGCGCTCGTACAGGTTCTTCACCGACTCGGACACCTTGTCGATACCGAACTGTCGCACCACCTGTGCGACTGTCATCTGAAATTCACGGTAGCAGGTGTCGACGTTGCCGCGGTAGGACGTGCCGATCATGTAGCTGCCGATCGGGTACGGGTAGCAGCGAATCACATCGTCGCTGTCCTCAAGCACCGCGAATGCGTTGGTGCCGAACACGCCCAGGTCACCGTAGGTGATGGGCAGCGTGGTGTACAGGTTCGAGCGCAGGAACACTTCGGTCATGCGCGTGCGCACCAGGTCGAGCCAGAGCTTGACTGGCGTGAATTCGTTTAACGCTGGGTCAGGCGTGCGCAGCTGGAACCAGGGACGCGCCGGGCTGGTGATGCCCGACATCATGCCCGAGCTCAGTGTGCGCACGGCCAGCGTGGCCGTGTTGTCGACGATCTTGGAATTGCGACGGTCGCCGCGGTTGCGGTCGGTGACCACGAAGCGCGACTGGCGCGGCAAGATGTAATCGGACAGATCGCGCCAATGCTCGACGAACGAAGCGCGCTCCGTCTTTAACGACGCGAGACGCCGGTTGAACTGTTCGCGCTTGCTTTCCAATTCATGCTCCAAGCACGGTGGTCTGATTGCCCATGCCCATCGTGTAAGCAGGCTGCGTGGTCGCGGCCATGCGACGGCGCATCTCGTCTTGCTGCGCGTTCATGTCGTCTGCCGGCTTGGCAACTGCGGTCTGCACGGCGGCGGCCACTGGCGGTGGCGTGGATCGGCTGCGTCTAAAGAAACACATGTCAGGCTCCCAGTAAAGTTTTCTTGGTCGTCGTGGCCGGCTCGGCCACGCCCATGGCGCCGGTCAGAATGGTCGAGCGCTGGCCCATGGCAGCGGCCTGGCGGCGGCGCTCACGGTCCATGGACTCCTGCACAGCCTGCTCCTGCTCGACCGGCGCAGCGGCTGGCGGAGGCGGAGGCGGAGGCGGAGGCGTGTCATTGCCACCAAAGAAGCACATAGCATCACCTCATGTGATATTCACAGCGTGTGCGGATTATCGCACCAAATTGCTCAGAAAAATGGGTATTCGGAATTAGCGGTTGATTCCGGCCGCCTGGATGGCTGACAGAACTATGGGGGCGATCTCCTCCGCCACTCCGACCCTGGTCTAGATTTCCCCGGCCTTTGTGCCGGGGTTTTTTTTGACCGGTTTGACCGGATGATCTTAGACAACTGTCTAAAGTTGGTCTGCAAAATGGCAAGCCAGTGATTTACCTGCTTGCCGCGTCGGGCCTGCATGCGACGACGCAGGACTTCCCGAAACTTTTCTCGATAGCGCTCGTTGGCCTGCTTGTGCACGTCGACCTGTGGCGGCTTGCGATCGGGTGCGTTGCCCAGCGCGTAGATCGCGCCCCATACACCGCGCACACCGATGTTGCGATGCCAGCCGCTGATGTGCAGCATGCGCTTCTCGTGCATCAGTCGAATGGCACTGCGCACGGTGCGATCGTTCTTGTTCAGATACTGAGCGATGGCAGTAGCGTGCAACGGCCCGTGCTCTTTAATGAGCTCGATGATGGCCAGCCGTGTGACAGGTACGCTCGGCATCAGGACATCAACCAGCGCAGCATCTGCCGTGGTGTCGGCCAGTTGATCGCGTGCAGCGGCCCGAGCGATCGGGGCAGCAGCGCTTTCTGTATGAACTCCATGTCGCAGAAAGTCTCTGCGCTGGGCTTGGGCACGTAATAGATGCCGATCTTGACCTTGCCGGTGTCAACGTAGCGCAACGGCTTGTCGTGGGTTGTCTGATTAGTTTCCATGGCCATTTCATTCGTCCTGTGATGCTTGGTAAATGACTGCTAAGGTGCCGACTAGCCCGCCCACAAAAGCAAGCGAGCACAGCAGCAGCTTGGACACTTCGCCGGCGACCAGGCCACTGGTCACCCATGTCAGGCCGGCCAGGATGGTCAGCCAAAGAAAGAACGCTAATTTGATAACGGTCACTGTCGTAATCGTGGTCTTCCTCCTTGAAGCCCACCACGTCGAGCTTCCAGGAGTGCAGCAGGTTGCCAGGGAGCATCACTCTCCCGCTTGCTTGAGTGCTTTGCGGATGCCTTCGCTGACGTTCCCGTTTCCGAGGCGCGTGGCAATGGCAATACTGTCTGCGTCAAGGTAGGTGTTGACTTTGCGACCACCGGACAACTC